GGCAGTAGGTTTGGAGACTGAGTTAGCGGCTGCAAAGTCACTCGCGGTAGCCGGTGGTCCAAAGCGGACTATCAAGCCAATAGACCACGCGTCAAACGACCTATTGGTCAAGGCAGCCACATACAAGGCTAAAGCAGACGCAACAACCGACCCGGATTTAGCAAAGGGGTACAAGTCTTTGTACGAGGAGTTCCTCAACAAAGCAACAGCCTCTAGCGAATCCAACTAACCGAAAGGAATACCGCTCATGGCCGAAATGCCACGCGCTAAAGACCTCTTCGGCGACGCAGCACCGGTAGAAGCAGCAAAGCGCATGGAGGAGTACACCGAGGTTCTCGGTAAGTCTCTTTCAAACGCTTCATCTGTACCCGGAGTTGCTCCAGCCGCAGACCCAGTCTCAGCAATCGAAGCACTCGTAGCAAACAAGTCACTAACAGGCGACGCACTTGCTGGTCTTAATTCTGCTCTCGCTTCACAGCGAACAGCAATGCAAGACATTCAGAAGGACATCAGCCTTACATCACCTCTATCAACATCTTTCGCAGCATTCGACCTCGAAGCGCCAGCGAAGCTTCTAACACCTCGTCCAACACCTCTACGCAACCGTATCCCACGCAAGAAGGGTGTAGGCACATCACACCGTGTCAAGCGCATTCTTGGATACACAGGTACAGGTACAGGCGGAGTTGGAAACACATGGCCGGGAATCACCGAATCAACAACAACAGCATTCGGTTCAATCAACTTCGAGCGTGGTCCAAAGATTTCCTACGCCGCAGACGATTTGATTCTTCCTTACAACTCTTACTCACTATCTGACAGCGTGTCATTCGACGCAAACTTCTCAGGTATGGGTTACCAAGACCTACGTCAGTTGTCATCTACATCTACTCTCTACGCAACAATGTTGATGGAAGAGCGCATGATGCTTATGGCACGCGGAACAGCAAGCGGATACTCAGGCGCTCTATCAGCACCTACATTCGCTCTCGCTTCTCCAGTAGCGTCAGGTTCACAGACAGCACTAGCAGCAACGACTTACTATGTAAACGTAACTGCTGACGCAGGAATCTCAGGTTCAGGCTTCGGTGAGTCAATCCTCGGTACAGAGGCTTCAACCGCAGTAGCGTCAGGCGATGTCTTGACAGTTGCAGTAACAACAGCGGTTGCCGGCGCACTTGGTTACAACATCTATGTTGGAACAGCAACAGGAGCAGCAAACCTAAAGTACATTGGTACTCTAAAGGGAACTGGAACATTCACAGTTCAGGGCGCAACTTCAATCCAGCGCACAGGAAACACAGCACCATTCTCAACAAGTGGTGCCGCAGCTTCACGCGCAAGCGCTGACACATCTGCATACGCAACAGGTTACGACGGAATTCTTCCAACAGTTCTTGGCGCAAACAGCGGATACAACAACGCAATCAACAGCACATTCTCAACCTCTAACCCGGGTGGGGAATACCAGACAGTCTTCGCGGGTCTATACGACTCAGTAAAGGCTGACCCTGACCTAGTACTTCTAAACGGTAACGACCGCAAGCAACTTTCTGACGCAATCAAGTCAGGTTCAAATGCAAACTACCGTCTAACAATTGACAATCCGGGAACAGGCGGAACCACATACGGTTCAATCGTTACTGGTTTGCAAAACGAAGTAACAGGAAAGTCTGTAGACCTAGAAGTACACCCATGGTTACCACAGGGCGTATCACCAGTTCTATCATTCACACTTCCAATCCCTGACACAGAGGTTTCAGACGTATGGTCTAACTTCATGGTTCAGGATTACATGGGTATTCAATGGCCTGTAACACAGTTCGCCTACGAATTCTCAACTTACTTCCGTGGAACATTCTTCTGTACCGCTCCAGCATGGAACGGCGCAGTATCAGGTATTGTTTCTGCATAACAAGTAAGGCAGGAGGGGGAGCGTTCCACGCGAGCGCTCCCTCTTCTTTACTAACAGAGGGGGCAGCATGGCAAAGAGAATGGTCGCGCCGGACAAAGGCGTACGAGAGACACAAATAGGCAACAGACTTTACGCACCGAATAAGCAAGGCATTTATACCGTCAGCAACAGCGACGCAAAGGCAATGAAGGCCGAAGGATTTATAGAAGCTTCCTTAATGGGAGCAACGACTAACAACGAAAATCTCGGATACACTTGCGTAGAGTGCGGGTTCGGCAGTTGGTTCAAGATGTGTAGCCGCTGCGGACACGATAACGGCAACGGGATTAAAACAGACGGAGATTAAACATGGCGACCGGAGTTACAACGCAGCACCCGTTCTTCGAGAATCCTTACCTCACCGTCGCCGAATACAAGAATGCACCGACAGCGATTGACATTGACAATCTAGTCGTCGGGGGCAACGCGGGCGCGCAAGACGCAGAATTAGCAAATGTCATTCTAAGAGCTTCTTCCTTCATGGACGAAACACTCAATCAAAACCTTAACGCGTCCACGCAGCGAGAGAATCAGCGCGTACGACTCAGTACCAGCGGGTACCTAGCAATCCACCCGAACAATAACCCGGTCATTTCTCTACAAAGCATGTCTTATGGAACAGACCCGAACAATCTGACAGCATTAAGCGACCCATCAAAGGCGTGGTTTGAAGACCAGCAAATCATTGTGCCGCTATCCCAGTTGGCAACGACCTACTCATCACAGGGCGCACTATCCTTCGGCGTAGGAGCAGCACCAAGACAGCAAATGTTTGTGACCTACAATTACACCTCCGGCTATGTAAACAGCCTCATAGCGACAGCGACAGCCGGACAGAGTTCCCTAACGGTTCAGACCGCAGACGGAATTGTGGCCGGAATGCAATTACGAATTTACGACGGAGCGAACAGCGAGCGCGTCACGGTAGCAAGCAACTACACCTACGGCTCTACAACGGTGCCTACAACGGCTCCGCTGGCCTATACGCACGCGAACACAGTCTCCATAGGCAATTTACCGCAAGCGATTAAAGAAGCTTGTGTACTGCTCACTACGGCCTTCCTAAAGGTACGCGGCGATAACTCTCTAACAATGAATGTGACGACGCAGCCAAATGGCAACATTGGCGGAGCAACAAGGTTCGGTAACGAAATGGCAATTGCTATGGAGATGCTCAGCCTGTACCGACGGATTCGCTAGTGGCAGGGCGCACCGGCGTACGCGCCACCTTATACAACTGGTTAAACACCGGAAGCATTACCGGCCTCAATCAAATCTTTACAAGCTTCCCGAAGCGCATTAACTACCAAGTCAATTCTCAACCCGGGCAGTTAAGCAGAGCAGCGGTGGTTATCTTTATCCAAGCAGAGCGCGAAAGCCGCATAGCAATTGGCGGAGCGTACAACGGTTGGAAGAGAGTAGACTACTCAGTCATCTTGCAGGTTTACCAGCACTCAATGGAGCGCGACGCGGAAGACGCAATGACCACATTCGACACGCTCATAGACTCAATCAAGGCGCGATTAAGAGCAGACCACAATTTCGGCGACGCAACGGGCAACCTAGTGTGGCAGGGAGCGGAGCCGGCAATCAGTACAACCTACGGAGAGCCGGCGACAAATCAAGGCGGAGCAACAGAGACCTTCGCTGAGATACAATTCGACGTAACAGAAATGATTCAAGCATAGGAGCAGCATGATAATCAAAAATGAAGGTCACGACGAGCGTGTCTATCCTACGCTTGGCGTCACGCTAAAAGCCGGAGAGTCTTACGACGACGCGAAAGCAAAAGTAACAACAACAACAACCGCAACATCAGCACCGTCAGCCGCGTCTGACTCAACCGTAGAAGAGGTGAAGTAATGTCCGTACAAGCGTCCGTCCGTTCCTACTTAGGAATCGCAAAGGAAACTACAAAGGGAACCGCAGTAGCACCAACAGATTACATTCCAGCAATGGCAAACAGCTTGAAGCCGGTTGATGTAATTGACCCTCTATACGACGAAGGTCTTCGTGGTTCAAACGTCAAGAATTACAACTATGTACCGGGTCGCACCCGCTCAACATACGACTTCGGCGGCTCAGTATTCGCTGACGCAATCGGATACCCAATCGCAGGATTACTTGGCGATGTGGCAACAGTTGGAGCAAGCGCACCATTCACACACACAATGTCACTAGAAAACAGCGCAGTTGCAGCGGCAGACGCGCAGCCTCTTTCTTGGACATTGACAGACTTCTACGCAGCGGCAGTACGCGCTTACCCGGGCTGCCAATTCTCAGACTTCACATTGAAGTTCAACGCAGACGGAATGTTGGAGTACGACACAAAGGTAACGGGTTGGGCAAGCGCAGTAGCAACAACACCGACACCGACATTCTCAACAATTCTTCCAACTCAGGTTTGGCAGGGAGCAGTTACAGTCGGCGGAACAACAATCACAAACTCAATCGCCGGCGAAATCAGCATGAAGCGACCAGTAACACCGGTCTACGGAATTGCTACAACTCAAAACCCTTACAATGTCTTCCTCGGTCCACTAGAAGTAACTGGAAAGCTTACTTTCGTGATGGAGAACGACACAGAATTAACCCGCTACTTAACAAACACTCAGCCGGCTCTAGTTCTTAACTGGGCATACGGAGCAGGAGCAGCAGCGGTTCAGATTCAATGCACTCTAACAAAGGGTGCTTATGTAGCCGCAGCAAGCGACCGTGGTTCTGACTTCGTACAGATTTCAGTAGACATCAACGCGCAAGCAAATACAACAGACGCAGGAGCAACTCTCGGATACTCACCAATCAAGTGGGTTATCAAGAATGCAAAAGCAAGCGGAACATACGCATAACTAATCTCCAAGAGTAGGGGCAGGTTGAGACTCGAACGCCTTCCCGGGTCTCCCTCCCCTACTCCCTAGATTTACAGTAAGATAAAAGGAAGGCAAACAAACAGGAGGCACAAATGGCCAGCAAAGAAATCACACTTCCGTCAGGCGCAAAAGTAACATTGAAAGACCCGTCGCTATTGCGAGTAAAAGACCGCAAGACAGTAATGCGCGCAGGAGATAAAGAAGAAGGCGACCTCGGTAAAGCATTAGCACTCGGCGACGCAGTTGTGGCCATGCTAGTAGAAGCTTGGGATTTCGATTTAATTATCCCGTCGGTAAAACTCAATTCGCTCGACGAATTAGAAATCAAAGACTACGACGCATTGGTAGAAGCAACGCAAGAAGCGCAAAAGGCTCTGTTCCCATCTCTAGCGAAAAACGAAAAGAATGAGGCAGACCCAAAAGCGGATACCGGCAACTCGAACGGCTAAAATGGATTCTCAACGGAGGTAGTCGGAGTGAAGATTTCGACTACCCCGATGAGCATTGGTACTACTTCACGATGGCTGACCGATTCGGTTGGACACCGCAGCAAGTAGACGAATTGCCAGCCGGTACAGCGGATTGGTTAATAGCGATTGCCGGAGCAGTAGAAGAAGTCAAAGCGGAGAAGGCAGAGCGAGCGAGCGGGTAAATGGGCGCAATCATCATACGCAACATGACAGAGGTATTCGGCGCGCTCGACGCATTTGAAAAGAAGATGGAGTACGCAGCGGAGTATGGAGTTGCGCAAGCAGGTTTAGCAGTAGAACGCGAAGCAAAGAAAAACGCAAACACCGGAACGCACCCGCGCGGGCAAGGCCACCTATCGGGAACGGGTCCGGGTCCAAACGTAGTCACAGGAACATTACGACGCAGCATTACAACGACAGTTCGATACGGCTTCGGCAGTTACATAGCAACGGTGGGTCCAACAGTCGAGTACGCACGCGCAGTTGAGTTAGGAAGTCCACGCTGGAAGTCAGGCGTGCGGTATCCTTTCCTTATGCCGGCCGGCAAGACATTGATAAATAACGGAACAATAAACCGGGTGTTTACAAACGCGGTTCGCCGCAAAATGAAGGGATAACACATGACAAGTGCAATCCCTCCAGTACTAATCGAATTACAGGCAGACGTCGCCGGCCTCAAAGCAGGATTACAAAAGGCGCAAGACGCAATTAAGGGCATAGATACCAGCGTCTCCACAGCTTCAACCGGCATGACAAACTTCATGACCAAGATTAAGCAAGTCGGAACAACAATGGGTGTCGCCTTCGCAGGAACGCAGATTGCCCAATTCGCAAAAGACACAATCTTGGCCTCATCAAGCATGGCCGAATCCGTATCAAAGGTCAAGGTCGTATTCGGAGACACCGCAGACGCAGTCTTCAAGTTCGGTGACAACGCAGCAAAGAGCATGGGTATGTCTAATCAGGCTGCGATTGAAGCGGCAGGAACATACGGCAACTTGTTCCAAGCGTTCGGTATCGGGCAAGGCAAAGCAAACGAGATGTCTACGACGCTGGTTAAACTAGCCGCAGACTTAGGTTCTTTCAATAACACCTCAACCGAAGAAGCAATCAACGCGTTGCGCTCAGGTCTATCAGGCGAGACAGAGCCTCTAAAGCGTTACGGTGTCGCGCTAAACGAAGCAACATTAAAAGCAAAAGCAATGGCAATGGGCTTCGGTGAAATCAAAGGCGCAATGGATCCAGCAATTAAGGCGCAAGTCACTTACGCGCTTGTATTGGAACAAACAAAACTAGCGCAGGGCGATTACGAGCGTACCGCCGGCGGAACAGCAAACAAAATGAAGTCTTTGCAAGCAGAGTTCCAAAACGCAAAAGTCGCGGTCGGCGACATGCTCATGCCAGCATTCACAGCAATTCTCGCGGTGTTAAAAGCGGTCGTACCGATTATCACCGGCCTAACAAAGTATTTTAAAGACAACTCAGACGCACTCAAAATGTACGCAATCATTCTAGGAACGGCTGCTGCCGCATTCTACGGTTACAGAGCAGCAATGGTCGCAACAAAAGTCGCGCAACAACTTTATGTAGTAGTTACAACGCTCATGAGAGGCGCAACGCTAGCGTCTATCGCTTCAACAAACGGTTTAGCAGCTTCAATGCTTCTACTCAACGCGGCCATGCGAGCAAACCCGGTAGGACTAATCGTTACTGGCCTCATGATTCTAGGCGCAGCGTTCGTATGGGCGTGGAAGAAATCCGAGACATTCAGAGGCATAGTAATCGCCGGCGTTCAAGTAATCCTAAACGGGTTCGCCATGCTAGTCGGAGGCATTGGCAAGTTCATTGGCATGCTTGCCAAGATTCCCGGCATGGGCTGGGCAAAGGGAATTGCCGATGGAGCAAAGAATGCTTCGGAAGCAATCAAAACAACAGCAAAGAATTTGGCAGACTTAAAGAAGACTGGAGCAGGATACGGCGAAGGCGCGTTCACTTACGGTTCAGGTAAGGGAAGCGGTACCGGAGGTGGCGGTACAGCCGGCGGTACAGGCGGAGGAACCTCAGCGGCAGACGCAGCAAAGGCGGCAAAGCAACGAGTAAAAGACATAGCAACGGCCAATAAAGAAGTAGAAAAAATCTACGACAAAATGCACGATGCTATTGACAACAGCCATAAAAAAATGGCAGACGCGCTAAAGAAGCGTGACGAGCAAATCGCCGATGCAAAGAAGAAGTTCGCTGACCTCGAAGCAAAGATTACTGAAAAGAAAAACGAAGAGTTAGCAAAGAATGAAAAAGAGCATACTAAGGCTGTAAACAAAGCAAGAGACGACGCACGCAAGCGCGATGGTCAAATCGAGGCTGAGTACACAAAGAGAAAAATAGCCATAGAAGCAGATTACGCAAAGAAGAAGGAAGCCCTAAACGCAACAGCGCAAGAAAAGATTAGTGACGCAACAATAAAGGCTGCCGACAAACAAGCTTCTATCGTACAAAAATCCGTAGACCGATTACGCAATGCCTTCGCTTCTAAAACAGGATTCAGTTTGGCTGACGCGTTCGGCATGAAAGAGTTTGGCGGAGCAGCGACAGGCGACCAGTTACTCGCTTCGATGAAAACAAGATTAAACGATGCAAAAAACCTCGCAGAAAAGGCAGCGTTCTTACAAGCAAATGGTTTCTCACAAACATTTATCGAACAAGTAGTAGCAGCGGGTCCGGGAGTCGGTAACGCCTTAGCGGATTCAATTCTAAACGCTACCCCGGAGTCAATCAAAGAATTACAATCAACTTTTAACGAGTTAGAAAAAACATCAAACTCGGCATTAGACGACCTCGCCAAAACAATGAACTCTGGCGGAAAGTTAGCGACGCAAGAATTATTAGATGAGTACAACGCCATTCCAAAAGAATTAGCAAAGTTTATAGCGGAAACAAATAGCGATTTAACAAAGTCACTTAGCGAAGCAAACGCGGATTACCTTGAAAAGTTAGCGGAAGCAGCGGCAGCACGCAGCGAAGCATTAGCAGAGTCAAAGGCTACACTCACCGAAGCATTGGCAGAGGCCGATACAGC